TAGACTCAATCAGAGCCCGTTCAAAGTATCCAACTTTCGTTAAACCGTTCTCGCCGGAGTATTACACGTAATGAGACTAGAACCATGTGATTCCCAAGTAGTCACCGTCACCTCTTCGGCGGTCATTTCCAACCGTAACTGTATTTTGCAGGGACTCCTACTTACGCCGGCGGCCGCTAGCTGCACCGTTGCTCTTTACGATCCCCCGACCAATACGACGACCACGACTAATGCAACGCTCAAAATCGTGTTGGCTGCGGCTGCGGCTGGAAACAGCGCCTCAGCAGACCTAACCGGCTCTGGGATTCAGTTTCTTAACGGCTGTATCGCCGTTGTAGTCGGAACCGGCGCTCAAGCCACGGTAGTTACCGCTAAGATCTAATGCCGATTACCCGCCAAAACGGCCAGCTTAACGAGACTCAATATTTCGATAATGTTGGCGGTTTAAACCTCTCTGATTCAGTCTTTAAGGTCAAGGACACCCAGTCGACCGGCGGGGCTAATTTTGAGTACACCCAGACGGGTGGCATTCAAAAGCGCCGAGGCGCGGAGCTAATTAACTCATCTCCGAACGCCGAGCTTCGGACTCGCGGTCTGGACATCTTTAATACTACGCTAGGCGCTAAGACCGTCATTCGCGCAGCGGGTACACGCATTCAGGCGGTGGATCTAGACACCCCTACATTCACCAACCTTTCCCAGGACACTACGGCTGCGGGGACTTCGGTTTTCCCCTCGACCACCTCAGTAACTACGGCCTTTGCTCCGTTTAATACCGATACGGTCTCTCTTCTGAACTTCTCTGGGGGAACGGACTCTCTCTACGCAGTTTACAGTTCGACCAAGTACACTAAGAACGGTGCCGTAGCCCCCACAGGCTCTATGTCAGCCACTACTACGGTTAGTGGCGCTACGACCTGGAATACGACGGGCACGTTTTGGTACGCGATTAGCTGGCATAAAGCCAGTACCGGGGCGGAGAGCAACGCAACGCTTGATCTCTCTGTGGCGGTCACCAATACGCTGGCTACTAACGTCATTACACTCTCTAGCGTTGCCTCAGTGGATGCGACGACCTATGATTACGGCATCCTGTGGCGCTCTGCGGTAAACGGGGCTACGGGCTTTACTGCCGGGGACTACGTTAAGACGTTCGCAACTCACGCGACTACGGTTAGCGATACGGGCTCCGCGCTGCTCCAAACGCAAGATGTTCCCCGGGTTAACTCGACAATTCTCGATAACTCGACACTCCCGACAGGAACATATAACACGGTCGCCCTTTGGAAGCGGCGCTTAGTTACTTCGGTTGGTTCCCAGCTCTGCATCTCAGACATTAACGCTCCCGAGGCCTGGCCTACGGTGAACTACATTACGGTGCTGTCTGGCGGCCCCATTACCGCCCTCGCTGTTATCGCGTTTAACACCGACTTCGGTAACGATGAGTACTTGGCGATCTTCAAAGAGCGAGAGCTTTGGCTTCTCCGTGGTAGTGATTATACCGATTTCACGCTCTCCTTCATCGACACTGTTGGGTGCCCGGCCCAGAGTCTTGTCGTACTGGCCAACGGTTTTTTATCTTGGGTGGATTACCGAGGCTTCTACCTTTGGGATGGCTCGGGTAAGCCGATCTATACTTCCCAGCCGCTAGAGCCCTTCTTCCAGATTGATGGCGACATTAACAAACCTCTGCTCCAATACGGGTACGCCTCCTATTTCCGTAACCGCAACATGATTTACTGGTTCTTGCCCAGCAAGACCTACGGCGATCAAGCGCTGGCGCTGAAGATGGATCTCAGGCTCACCCTCCCTGGTGTTGAGAGCAGCCTTTCGGGACGCGTGATTCCCGGCGTCTTCGTCGACGACACCTTAGCCGATACTCCCATATTTGCAGCCCATACCTACCTACCCAGCGGGACGCGAGATGAAGTAATGCTTGCGGGCGACGCCTCGGGTTATCTCTATTACGCCTACCAAGCCTTCTCCGATAACAGTAATGGTATCGAGTTTGAGTATTACACCCCCTTCATCGACATGGACCTTCCTAATGTCGATAAGCGTTTTACCAAGGTGGTCCTTTGGGTCGATGGGCTTGGGGATTGGGACATGACCCTTGACTATTGGTCGGGATTCCGTGCCGCCCTTAGTCAGAAATCTACCCTTCAGGCCCCTATTACCACCCAGGCCCAAAACTCCTCTGCTCTGTGGGATGTGGCCTATTGGGATCAGGCCTACTGGGATAGCTACACCCAGAATATTGTCCCCGTGGTGTTTAATCTTAACAACTCCCAAGGCAATGCTGAGGGTGATTGTATCCGCCTCCGAATTCGCCAGGATGGCGTGGACCAACCCGTGACTATTTACGGTTATTCGGTCTTCTGGCAGCAGAAAGGACTCCATAAGTAATGGCTACCTGTGCTGTTAGTGGAAATATCACCGATCCGTCCGGTACGGCGATCTCTAGCGTGACGGTGTCGGCTAGAATTAACCAACCGGTGTTCTCTGGAACCACGCTACTAGCCCCAGCTGAGATCGATACTACTACCGACTCCAGTGGGAACTTTACGCTCACGCTTCAGCAGAGCATCTCGGTGATCTTTACGGTTATGTATCCCCCGGTGGGTACCGAGCCCCAGCTTCTTTATCAATACACGGGAACTATCCCGGCAACGGTAACGGCGAGTTTTAGCAACGTCGTTACAGTGGAGTAGACAATGCCAAGCCTGGTCTATCCAAGTGGAGACTTTCAGCCCTTTACGAAGATTCTATCTTCTGAGGTTAATGGGAAGTTTAACGCGATAAAAACTCTCCTCAATACCACTAAGCTCGACTATTCGAACTTTCAGCTTACGGCTATGGTTAGCGCAACCCAGACCTCGGTTCAGGTTGCTGTTACAGACACGCTGGGCGTTCTTAGTCTCACTCAATTTCTGCCATCAGTTAATGGCGGCTTTGGGTTTAGCTTTACCCCCACTACGCTTCAAATAGCCAAGGTTTTACAGGTTAACAATTCTGGATCGGCCCTTACATTCGATGCCGTTCCTTCGGCCCCCGGATCTAAAATCTATAATTTTTATCGCTTTGGATAGAGGAAATCATGGCATCAAATCCTTCTTTTGTTGGCACCCCAAAATTCGCGAATATCATTCTTAATGCAACTAATGCAGGTGACCCCGCTTACCAAAATCCCACCACGGTCGCCACTGTATTGACTATTGGGTCGGCAGGCGGAAGGATCGATACTGTTTATATCACCCCGACCGGGACAAATGCCGCGACATCCTTACGCCTATTTGTTGATACCGTTGGCTCCGGGGGCGCTAATAACAAGCTGGTTTATGACACCACGGTAGGAGCCTCCACCTCAACTACTGTGGCTGGTATCACCCCAGTTTACTGGTCGCCGGGATTGGTGCTTCCAGCTAGCGCGGTCCTCCGAGCGACGGTTGCCAATACGGCAGTCACCAACGGAATTTGCGTCTCTGTGGAGTATGGAGAATTCTAATGTGGGATCCAAATAATCTACTGGGCTTTCCTAGGCAGACCCCAGGAAGCCAAATTAACTTAAACACCTCTAACGGCACGGGATCTGTTAACACCAGTATTCGACTATTTTTAAATATATCAGACCAGAGCCAAGGAGATATGGTCGCTGTTCAAAGTCCTACTGAAGGAACGTCGATCATTATCAAACAGCCCGGCCTATTTTTTGTTAGTTATACCGATAGCCTCGCCTCGGCTTCAGGGTACGGTGTAACTACAAATAGCACCGCTGATATTGGCGCCGTGCCGCAAGCAAGTATTATTTGTGCGACACAAAATCCGGCAGGGGTCGCAGTGAACTGTGCCGGTATGGCGTGGCTTAGGCCCGGTAATATAGTTAGAGCCAACATTACAAGTGGCGTAGGTATTGATACGGCCGGTCGTGTTAGACTCTGGATTGTTCGAATTCTTTAATGTACGCACGCTATCTTAGAGAGATTAAAGGCAAAGAAATGTATGGGCTTCTTAAGTAAAGCAGTTAAAGCCGTCTCTTCTCCTCTAGGGATTATCGCAAATCCCGGTATCGGACTAGCAACAAAGGGCCTTTCCACTATTGGAAAGCAACTCGGCCTAAACCTCGAGGGAGAGCAGGGGGAGTACGCTACTCCTCAGCAGCAGCAACAAGCTCTTTACCGCGCGTTCGCTAACGACTACGATAACCAGATGAAGCAGGCCGACCAAGGCGTGCAGAATAGCGACTTGACTAAGGGTCTCTATGGCGCGGGGGGTCTTCAAGAGCAGCTCGGTAACGAGAATAAACAGCTTTCTAACCAAGGTTTCCAGCTTACCGACTCCGATCGCACGGCCTATGGCCAAGCCTCCGGGGACATCGCCCGTCAATTCGGCCAGCAAGAGCAAGACGTCGCCAAGTCCCTGGCTCGTCGTGGACTTGCTTCGGCCGGCTCTGGGGCTGCCGGAGCCTTGTACTCCGGTCTCGCTGGTAACAAAAACGAGATGCTTGCGAAGTCCCAGATGGATATTGCCCAGCGCCGGTATGAGGACACCATGAACCGCCTTAATAACGTCCGTAACCAAATGCAGTCTTTGGGGCTAGCGGGTTCACAGTTAGCGCAGCAACGTTATGCCACCAAAGGGCAATCCCTTATGAACGCCGTTGACGTCGAAAAGCTAGGGAATGAGCAAAACCGACAAGCCCTTGAAGATAAGCAGAATGCCTACAAGCCGGGTCTCTTTGAGACGATCGGGCAGAGTATCCAGAGCGGTATTGGCAATATGGCTTCTCAGGCTCCTGGGCTGGCTGTAGGGGGTCTTACCGGTGGGAAGTTTGGCACTATGAACAACTACCAGGCAACAGGACGGGATCTTTCAGGCAGGAGTTTGGGGTAATTATGGGCCTAAACCAAAAGCAGATTAACTCCCTTCTTCCTATTTGGACTAAGGGCGCACAGGATGCCCAAGAGGGAGCGCTTAGTAACGCCTCTCAAGCCCAGCGAGCCCAGAACCAAAACGACGCCGCTCTGGCCCAGCTCATTAAGGGCAAACAAATGGAGGCTGAAAACGAGAGGTCCAAGCAAATGCAAGCTTTGGAAAACTCTAGGGCTGAATTTCAATCCGCGCAGGATGCTGTAAACGCCGCTCCGGGTCAGCACATTACTGCCAAGATTGGCAATGCCTCTTATGGGGAATCTATGGTTGACCCCTCAGTTAGACAGGATCGGCTTAATAACCAGGAAGCTAAAGCGCTTAAGGGTTTGGCTGATAAAACCATTGGATCTATTCACGGCCAAACTGATGCCTTGGAGATGCTGCAAAACGCTCTTCATAACCCGTCATCAGTCAATGATCAACAACTTCAATCCGGTCTTGCTCGTATGGCAGAGGGTCCAGGGCAGCGCCTTCTCCAAACTATTGTGCATGTTGCAGGTATTGCACCGACCGGTGCTGGCAGCCTTGTCGATGTCCAGAACTTCATCCGGGGAGGGGGCATGTCAAAGCTCCAACCAGGACAGGCCCAAGCAATTCAAGATTCTATTAATCAACACCGAGGGCTTTTACAACAGCAGTTTAAAGATGCAGAGGCGACCTATGCAGGCCAGGCCGGTATTATTGCCCCGCATCTTGGCCAAGATAAAATCTCCGCGATGCACGATTCCTATTCGGTTCCTCTGCAAGGGGCATTTCAGCGTCTAGAGCCGCCAAAGACCGCAATCGACCCCAGTGTTCGCAATCAGACTACTTCAAGTCCATCTATGGTGTCGAGAGCAGCAGATAGTTTGATGTCCTTAATTAAGGGGCAGTCATCCGCTTCTTCGCCCGGCAGGCAGGTTAGCCGCGTTCTCCAGAATAAAACGACGGGCCAAAAGAAGATTATTTACTCAGACGGCTCTGAGGAGATCCAGTAATGGCCGCTAACGACGAATGGGAAGACGTTACCGCCCAGCACGTAGGTCAACCTAGTGATGATTGGGAAGACGTCACCCACCAACACCTAGTCGGCCAGACTGTTTATGCGCAGCCTATCGGGCCTAACCCAGATCTTAGTCTAGGGTCTATAAAAGGCGCTATTTCGGACATCATCCACCAGACCCCCGCTGGGCAGAGAACGTTTATCCCTCGGGAGCAAGCTAAGCCGGTGTATGGAAATCCTCCTATGGTTTTGCCTGTAGGCGGCACGGCCCAGACCGTGCTTAATGGACCGAACCTACTTGGTAAGGCAGCTTCCGCCATTAATACGGTAATGGGGGCTTCTGCTCCAGCTAGGGTGGCGGCAAGCACGGGGGTTGGTGCTCTACAAGATTCAGAAGACAGGGCCAGGGGGGCTGTGAGGGGGCTAGCAACCGGGCTCGGGAGCGAAGCTTTAGCCAAGTTTTTTAGTGGGCTCAGTGGGGCGGTTTCGAGACCAAAAGAAATTTTGGATTATGCTAAAGATCCAGCGATGGCGCAAGACGTTGCCTCCACCGCACTCTCAGACGCAAACGAGGCTCTTACAAGAGACTATCACGATAGGGTCGGCCCTCTGCTAGAGGGTAAAACCTACAAAATAGACCCCCGAGCTTACCAAGGGACTGTTCCTGAGGCCGACGACGCAATTCGTGAGGCTATGGCGAACAAACCGTATCCTGATCTTCCCCCAGAAATAGAAATTCCGGCTAAAACCGGAGAGAAAATTAGGTCGTCTCTAGACCGGTCCATTAACTACCCAAAAGGTACAAGCGTCGCCATCCCTAAAGAAGTAGCGGATCGCTATATGGCCAACAAGGCTCTCGCAGACAAGATAAGAGCACAAAGAAATGTGCCTGGATACGAGGATCTCGCTAACTTGTACGACGAGTGGAGTACGGCTATCGGTCGGGGATCGGACTTAGCCAGAAAGTCCGGCAACCCGATTTCTGCAATTGCGAGTCCTAGTGCAGACAACTTGGCTCTTAAACTTAAGGTTGACCGCGCAACCGGGAGTGACTTGACCGGGCTTGGTGATAAATTTCGTTCTGCAGAAATTGTCCGCAAGGGCGATGGTTTTGCGAGACCCGCTTGGGAATTGGGCAAGCAGTCGGTTAAGGGCGCCTATGAATCTGGGAAGAGCGCATCCGGGTCCCCGCTGGAAGCCTTTATTTTGTCCCTTATGGGGAAGCAGCCACAGAAATAATCAAGGACAGGGCAGCAACGCCCAACAGTAGTAAAACCATAAGGCAACATTACACCACGGACGGCGCAAATGCAAGATGATATTAAAGCGATTAGGGTCGATATAAACGAGATCAAGACCACGCTAGCAGTCAATACTGAATCTCTTAAACAGCACATGGAGCGTACAAGGATTAATGAGAAGCGCATTGAGCGCGCCGAGGATTGGTCACTCCGCATCTTCGGAGCCGTGGGTCTTGCTGTCTTAGTCGCGGCTGCCAAGCTACTTATCGGGTAGCCCTGGCACCTGCGTAGGCCCCTAAAATCACCCCAATAGCCGCCCACGTGAAGGGGTTGCTAAATAGCCCAGACTCCTTCTCCCGGAGCTGGGCGTTTTCTTTTGATACGCGCTCAATCTCATTATCTCTAAGTTTCACTCCTAAATCGCAGAGATTAGCCTCTTGGATCTTTGCGTTCAGAGCCGCATCACAGGCTTTAGCTAGCTCCGAATCACTCGCCGCGCTTGAGCTTTTCATAAGCACTAACGAGATCATCAGCGGTAGCGCGAGCATCTTGACGAGCTTGTTCATTGGTAGAAATCTCCTTATCGGCCACGGCCTTAGCTAGTTCAGATTCAGTCTGTTGTAATTTCCGGTTACGGTTGAACAAAAGAGCACCCAAAATTATAACCAAACCGCCAAAGATATAATTAAAGTAGCTCTTTAGTTTTTCCAGCATAATAGGCTCCCGAGAGGTTGAGC